TGAGAATTATTGAACTCATTATAGACGATGAAGACCCGCAGAGCGGAATAGACGCGGTAAGCGTTGTACATTCGCCCGCTATCGAGGAAAACTTTGTAGCCTTAAAAAAACACGAAATCGAATTAAAGGAGGTAGATTCCGAAAAGAGAATTCTAATGGGCGCGGCTTTAGTGCCTAATAAACAAATTTACCGCAGAAATTCAAAGAACGAAGAATACTATATTTACTTTAGTTCCGACACGATTCGAAAAGCGAGCGAACTTTTTTTAATCAACTCAAACCAAAATAACGCAACCTACGAACACGAAAAAAAGGTTACAGGTTTAAGCGTTGTAGAAAGTTGGATAATCGAAGACGAAGAAAAAGACAAAAGCAAACTATACGGATTCGACTTGCCTAAAGGAACTTGGATGATTTCGATGAAAGTAAATAACGAGGAAATTTGGAACGATGTTAAAGAGGGTAAGGTAAAAGGGTTTTCAATAGAGGGATATTTTGCGGATAAGTTCGAAATGAGCGCAGAAGAAGCCGAAGCCACCGAAGTAATAAACGAACTCAAAAGGTTGTTAGGAGTTGAACTTGAATCTTACACGGACTATCCAAAAGGCGCAATCGAAAACGCAAAGATAGCAATTAGGTACGCAGAAGAAAACGGTTGGGGAGAATGCGGAACTGACGTAGGTAAACAACGTGCAAACCAATTAGCCAACGCTGAACCAATAAGCGAAGAAACAATTTCCCGTATGGCAAGTTTTGAACGCCACCGCCAAAATTCACAAAAGGAATTAGGCGACGGGTGTGGACGTTTAATGTGGTTAGCTTGGGGTGGAGACGAAGGTATAGAATGGGCGCAACGTAAATTAGAACAAATAAAAAATGGCAAAGCAAACTAACGTTAAAGTTCACGTTGCAAAATCCAAGGTAAAACGTCCTAACGTACACGCCAAAAGTAAAACGAGCAAACTAAAGAGTTCAAAGAATTACGTTAAACTAAATAAAGGTCAAGGATGAATGAAAACGGAAATAAACCAAGGGCAGCACGAACAAGCGGTAAACGTGCGTGCCTATGTAAAGACGGAACATATAAGCGCAAATGTTGTACGGGAGAACTACAAAACCAAGGAATCGGAAGCGATGTTACACCACCACAACCACCCGCGCCAAATTGGAATCCACTACCATAAAAATGCAACAAACAAAAATCAAATAAGTTATTAAGTTATGAAAAACATTTTAGACAAAATTAACCGAGCGGACGAAATTCAAGCTAACAAAGTTGAGTTAGGTAAACACGAAGTCGAGTTGGCTTTAGTTGAGGACGTGCAAAATTTATACAATGCTGCTAACAAATCTTACAAAGCAAACACAGACCAATTAATGTCTTTTGCAAGTAAAATGGAATCTTCATTTCAAAAAACCGCAGATGAATATAAAAAAGCATTAGATAAATATAGTCAATTAGAAAAAATGTCTAAAGAATTAGGAGTTCAACTTCCTAACGATATAACCAAACTTAAGGGATTAATTGAATTCGGATTAAAAGATTCATTAGATAGTAAATCAAATGCGGTTAAAATAGCTGCGATTTAGAAAATTTTAATAAATAAATAAACACAAATGAAAAATAGCACACTTTTACAACACATTAAAAGCCTACTAAGTAAAGAAATTAACTTAGAGCAAATGCTTATGGGCGACGGGGTTACGAAAATCGAAGCGGAAACCTTTGAAGCAGGAAAAGAAGTTTTTGTAGTAACGGAAGACGAACAAAAGATAGCCGTTCCCGTAGGTGAATACGAACTAGAAGACGGAAGAATTTTAGTAGTAGTAGAGGAAGGTATTATTTCCGAGGTTAAAGAAAAAGAGGAAGAGGTAAAAGAGGAAGTAGAAGAAGAAACCAAAGAGGAAGTAGAAACAATGCCTGAAGAGGAAATGAGCGCACCCGTATCTGCTCCAAAGAAAACTATTGAATCTATAGTTAAAGAAACGTTCTTTAGCGAAATGGAAAAACTTAAAGAAGAAAACGAATTGTTAAAAGCTGAATTGGCTAAACTTTCCAAAGTTAACGTAGTTGCAACCGAAGCGACCGAACTTAGCGAAACACCCGAGCCTATCGCGTTTAACCCTGAAAATGAAGCTAAAGCGGACTTCGTTAAGATAGGCGCTAAAGCACCACGCGGAATTATGGATTCCGTTTTGAATAAAATGTATAAATAATCTAAAAATTAGAAAAAATGCCAAATCCAAACATTACAACAACGTACGCAGGTCAGTGGGCAGGTAAGTACGTTTCTGCGGCTCTTTTGAGCGCGCCAACTATCGAGGGTGGCGGTGTAACCGTTATGCCTAACGTAAAATTCAAAAGCGTTATCCAACGTTTAGAGACAACTAACTTTTTGCAGGATGCAACTTGCGACTATAACACCGCAGGAACAGTTAACTTAACCGAGCGAGTTTTAGAGGTTAAAGACCTTCAAGTAAACATGACACTTTGTAAAAAAGAGTTTCATTCTACTTGGCAATCTATCGAAATGGGTTATTCTTCTTTTGACACTTTGCCTAAATCTTTCGCTGATTACCTTATAGCTTACGCTGCTGAAAAAGTTGCCGCCGCTAACGAAATTTCTATTTGGCAAGGTGCTGCATCAACTTCAGGTCAATTTGACGGGTTGTATGTAACTGCATTGGCAGACCCTCTATTACCTGCGGGTCAATTAGTACCTTCTTCTCCAATTACACCTTTGAACGTAATCGGCGAGTTACAAGCTATCGTTGACGCTATCCCTGCTAGCCTTTACGGAAAGCCTGATTTGAAAATTTACCTTTCTCAAAACTTCGTAAAAGCGTATATTTCTGCTTTGGGTGGTTTTGGTACTTCAGGTTCGGGTTCACTTGCTAACGCGGGTATCAATGCTCAAGGTACGCAATGGTACACTAACGGAAACCTTAGTTTCAATGGTATTCCGATTTTTATGGCTAACGGACTTGCGAATAATACCGCTATGGCTACAACTACTTCTAACCTTTACTTTGGATGTTCTTTGTTGAGCGACACTCAAGAAGTTAGAGTAATTGACACTTCAGCTACTTTGGGCGATGATAACGTACGTGTTATCATGCGATATGCAGCGGGAGCGCAATACGGAGTTATCGAAGACATCGTAGTTTACGGATAATCCAACATAACTAAAATATAACGGGGTGGTGGATAAAACTGCCACCCTTTTTTTTTAACAAATAAAAAATTTAAATTATGAGCTGCGACATTAGCCACGGAAGAATTGAGCCTTGTAAAGATGCGGTAGGGGGATTGAAAAACCTTTATATTCTTAATTACGGGCTTTACGACGAAACCGATATTACCTACGATACTACGGCAGGTTACGAAGACCAAATTACGGCAATTACTTTGCCTGCTTTGTCTTCTATTTACAAGTTTGAACTTAAGGGAACTAACTCCTTCGAGCAAACAATTACAAGTTCACGCGAAAACGGAACTACTTTCTTCGAGCAAGTATTAACCGTTATGCTTAAAAAGCAAGACGCGATTACGCACAAACAAATTAAATTGCTTTCTTACGGACGTCCTAACATTATCGTTGAAAACAACAACGGGCAATACTTTATTGCAGGACTTTTGAGAGGAATGGACGTAACCGCGGGTACTATTTCCAACGGAACTGCGTTAGGTGACATGAACGGGTACTCTTTGACTTTCACAGGTCAAGAGGCAACCCCTGCGAATTTCCTAGATGCGGCAACCGAAGCGCAATTAGTAACTTTGCTTAACAACCCTACGGTAGTTAATTCATAAGATGTTCTAAAAAGGTAAAGAGGGGGTTAATAGCCCCCTTTTTTATTGCACAAAAAACACGTTAACGAGTTATTATAATATGATAGTAGTACAACAAACTAACGTAAGTCAAACATTTAACTTTATTCCTAGGTTCGGAAGCGGTGTAACGCTAGAACTAACGGACGAAAACACAAACGATACCGTACCCGTTGCAGGGTTATTTACTACGGGCGATTACATGCATTCGTTTAGTGGGGTTTTACCAACCTTGGAGAATCATTTTTATTGGGCGGTAATTAAAGACGGAGGAGGCAACCTACTATTAAAAGAACGAATGTTTTGTACTAACCAACCGATAGACACGTTTTCGGTTAACGACGGGGAATACATTTCAAACCAAACAACTAATGACTTTATAATGTATGAATAACGTTCACGTTTTACAATTAGCAGAATACCAACAACCGACTATCCAAGAATCGAAACGCGATGCATGGGTAGAATTCGGCGATTCAAATAATTATTTCGGTTATTTGATAGATAGATATACAAAGAGTACAACAAATTCGGCGATTATAAACAACGTAA